ACATTACAAGATTTACAAAGGCAGTTCGGATATGGATTCAAAAGAGTTCTCCATCCTTCTTGATGGATTGATTAGAGACTGCGAAGAACAGGGAATACCTGTACTTACACCGGATGAGGTTGCAAAACTGAAGTACATAGAAATGAGGAAAAAATGACTGAGTATTGTATCATGCATGACGGCATGTTCTTCACGAATGAACACTGCTACAGATATTATTCAGAACGGGTATACGGAACGGTAAGACATGAAATTTTTTTTGGCACTGCCAACCGCAAAAAGTCAATCAAGTATGGTCTTGTCGTATTCATCAAGCCTGAAGATCACAACATGAGCACATACGGTGTACATGGCAGCAAGGGCCACGAGTTCGACATGTATCTGAAAAAGCTTGGGCAGGAAAGAGCGATGGACGAGTATGGATGGACTACAAGCGAGTTCATTGACATTTTCGGGAAAAACTATCTGTGAGGTGACTTAATTGTACAGAAAGTATCACAATACAAAGACGGTTGCTGACGGCATCAAGTTTGATTCAAAACTGGAAGCTGAACGGTATGCACAGCTAAAGATTCTGGAACGTGCGGGAGTTATAAGGGGGTTGGAATTACAACCATCTTTTGAACTTTTGCCGTCATTCAGGAAGAATGGCAAGACATGGCGTAAAACCGTGTATAAAGCCGATTTCAGGTACATCTTGTGTGAGGATGATATAACTATCATTGAAGACGTTAAAGGCTCTACAGCGGTAATTACGGACGTATTTCGGTTAAAGCAAAAATTGTTCGAATACAAATATCCAGAGTACACAATCAGCATCGTTACGAGTAAAGACATCAAGAAGTTTCAAATAGAAACGAAAGTCGTCAAAATGTGTTGACTTAATCACGTTTTGATGATAATATTAGAGAGTAGTAATAAACTATAATGTCTGTTCAGTAGTTCGCACCTGCTGAGTGGGTAAACAACTGAATAGATACGAGAACTGTATGGCTTGATAGGGTGCGAAACTATTAAAGCTGTGCAGTTTTTTCGTTAGAAAGGCAATCACATGATTGAAGATACAGAAAAGAAAGGAAGGAAAAACATGAACGAAAGCAGAGACTTCAAGGGCGTATGGATTCCAAAGAAAGTGTGGCTAGACACTAGGCTTAATGCACTTGATAAAGTTATTCTTATGGAAATTGACAGCTTAGACCAAGGTGAAAAGGGATGCTATGCAAGTAACGAGCATCTTGCAGAGTTCTGTCAATGCAGTAAAACGAAGGTATCGACTGCAATTTCAAAACTTATTGAATGTGGATACTTATACATTCAAAATTTTGATGGAAGAAAGCGAGAACTGAAAAGCAGACTTTCAAATTTTGAAAGGCAGAATATCAAAAAATGTAATGCTGATATTCAAAATCTGAAAGAAAGTAATACAGTTAATAATACAGTTAATAATACAGTAAGTAATAAGAAAGAAAGAAAGAGCAAATCGAAATCGTATGATGAACAGATTGAAGAGTATACAGAAAATGAAGATTTACAGAATGCGTTGAAAGCATTCTTACAGATGAGGTCATTCATCAAGAAGCCTATGACAGAGTATGCTCTTAAACTTATGTTAAAGAAACTTGATGAAATAGGAAATACAGACGATGCAAAGATCGCTATTCTAAATCAGTCAATCACTAATAACTGGCAAGGTATCTTCCCATTGAAGGATGGAAATACAAAGCAGGAGAAACAACCAGAAAAGAAATACGACCAGAACGGTTATGAGTCTGAAGAAGAACTTATGAAAATGTTCTACGGTAAATAATGTTTCAAAGAGAAACAAAATACGAAAAAAGTATCGAAATTACTTTCATGTTATGTTATTATAACAATGCAAAGAGGAAAGGAAGACAAAAGAACATGAAAAGAAAAGAATGCGAGAAACAAATCAGAGACTTGATGGTTCAGATTCATGACGTTTACAGGAAGTACAATGCAGACGGAAAATATCTCAGCCTTGCCATCATGGGCGACACCTTAATGGCAAATAATATGGAATATACAGACGATGCAGATCATCCGTTGGACATATACTATGTTATCGAGCAGAGGGAAGAAGAAGCATGGATGACAACACAGAAGGAGACGACAATATGAAAACATTTTTCGAAGTGGCGTTTGAAGTTTTGGGATGCGCAGTATTGGTAATTGGAATGATCACAATATTTGTTGGTGCGGTATTGCAGGAAAGCTACCGTCATTTGATTGATAAGGAGAAAGAAAATGACATTAGAAGAATTGTTAAAAATGTCTAAATTCATGGATATTGAAGAATTCAACAAGCTTTTAAAAAAGCAAAATAGAATTAGGAATCGTTTAACAAAAGTAAGCAATCTTATTGATGATGAAATAGATAGTCTAGAAGCACTAAGCGATGAGATTGGAAGCGACCGTTATAACAGACATCTAGAAAAGTTACAAGAACTTGAGAATGAACAAGTGAAATTATTGGAGAAATTCAAAGCCACCATATAAAGAGTGGCTTTTGCAGGAAGGACTGACAACATGAATATTTTTAAGAACGAAGAGCGGCCAACAGAAGAAGCAATCCAGAGGATGTTAGAACATTGCGATGAAAGTGCTGAATACATCAAAGACAATATGATATACTGCAAAAAATGCAACGAGCCACGAAGAAAATGGTTGTCGGCAGTCGGGATATATGTTCCTGTAATGTGTTCATGCTTGATTGCTGAAAATGACAGGAAGGAAGCAGAGAAAAAGAAGCAGGACAGACTGGCACGAATTGAAGGATATAGGAACACAGGCTTTCCTGACAGAGAACTTCAGAAATGCAGATTTGATCACGATGATCAGAAATCAAAGAAGGCTAGCGACATGTGCAGAAATTATGCCAGACGGTTTGAGGACTTCAATAAAGCAGGAAAAGGGCTTATTCTTTTTGGCGGAGTTGGAACAGGCAAGACGTTTCTTGCTTCATGCATCGCAAATGAGTTGATTGACAATGATGTGCCGTGTCTTGTAACGAATTTTGCACGAATCATCAATACCCTTCAGGGAATGTATGAAGGAAAGCAGAAATATCTGGACAGCCTGAACGAGTTTGACCTTCTGGTGATTGATGATCTAGGGATTGAACGAAACACTGAATATGTTAACGAACTTGTGTATAATATCATTGATGCGAGATACAGAAGCGGAAAGCCAATGATTATCACAACGAATTTAAAATATTCGGACTTATACCATACAGAAGATACAAGCAAAGCCCGAATATACAGCCGTATTATTGAAATGTGCCTTCCTGTATTGGTAAGCGGTGAAGACAGACGAAAGAACAAAGCGCAGGATTCAAGGCTCATGGATATTTTGAACGGTTAAATGTTTCAAAAAGAAACAAAAAGCGCTAAAAAGTATTGTAATTATATACATATTATGATATTATAATAATGCAAAAGGAAAAAAGAAAGGAAAAAAAAGAACATGACAAACGAACAAATTATTTTCAACGAAGCAGTTGAACTTATGAAAAACGGAAAGATCGGAACCACAGGCAGACAGTTTGAGGTTGAGGATGAAAACGGCAACAAAACAATGCTCGATGAACCGGAAGACATTCATACATTCCAAGCATGGAAAAAGCTCGGCTATTGTGTTAAGAAAGGCGAGAAAGCTGTTGCACAGTTCCACATCTGGAAATGCGTATCAAAGGAAACTGAAAATAGCGAGGGAATGACCGAAGAACAGAAAAGAATGTTCATGAAAAAAGCAAGCTTCTTCAGCGCAAGCCAAGTGCAGGCAATGAATTAATGATATAAAGGCAAGCCCACCGCCATAAAGAGTGGGCATTACAGAAAGGAAAGAAAAAACATGATAAACATTGGAACAATTAAAATTAAAACGTGGAATATTGAAGCAATGACAGGATATAAGCCACGCACAACATTCTATGAGGACTTCAGCATTGCAGACCATTTCGGAGGTCCTGCAATTCGAGACACATATTGCAGAGCGTTCAACGCATGGCAGAACAATATTGAATACATGACAGAGCTTGTGATGGTCCTTAACTGGAAGATCGCAGAGCACTACAGAAAGAATGACAGACTTGCTGAAATGTATGACGAGCTTTGGCGCAAGGCTGACGAGTGGATGTATGACCATTTCGATGGTGAGGACTTACAGTATTTTATGAGAACAACTGACTAGGAAAGCCTAGTCTTTTTTTATCGAAAAAATTGCCAAAAAATGTCATGAAAACGTTTGACTTTTATATATTATAGTATTATAATATAGATGTAAAAAGAAAGAGAGATAAAAAACATGACAACAAAAGAAATCAAAGAATTAGCATTACAGATTCTAAACAGAAATGGTGAAACTGGAATTAAAAAGTCAGACTTTACAGTTAGACAGGCAAAGCAGTTGATCAAGGAATATAACTTAGGTTGGATGAAATAGAAAGGAAAAAAGAACATGACTGAAATTGTATGGCAAGAAATTAAGAAGAACGGAGAAATTGTTACAAAACAGAGAACATTCAAGACAGAGAAAGCCGCAGAAAAGTTCATTGAAAAATTGTATGATAAGGATAACTTTTACAATATTTTAGCTACAAGATAATAGGGAGGACAAGAAAATGACAAACATGAACAACAGAGAATATTCAGCACTTATGAGTGCAGTAAATGAAATTATGGAAGGCAGAACAGTTAATATTTATGAAAATTCAAGCTTTGGTGCAGAAGTAATAACATTCGGTGTGAACTGGTCAGCTTGTGGGACGCAGAACATCGAAGAAACAAAGAAATTTGTTGAGAAAATCAACAAGGCTTGTAAGATCGTGGAAAAGCTGAATGCAATGCAGATCATTGTAAACTATAAAGATGAAGAAAAGCCAGACAGAGAATCATACATGGCATTGATCACAAAGTATATGGAAGAATTACAGGCGATATTATATTAAAGGTTTCAAATAGAAACAAAAACTTACAAAAAGTATTGACATATTATTATAATATGGTAATATATGGATGTAAAGAAAAGGAGATAAAAAAATATGAAAACAAGTAAAATTAGAGAACAATTATCTTATAGACAATATAGAACTTATCATTATGTTGAAGAAATGCCTTCAAAAGAAAAATGGATGGTTGAACATGTGTCAGGTAGTTACGAAATTGAATCGTTAAGAAAGCCGATTGCATTTGAAGAAGTCGGGAAACCGAACTATGATGATATAGAATGGTATGACAAATTCGGAGTAAAATCATCAAATGTTGATTATACTTATGATCCAGATGATTATAAGTATTACAAAGTGACTTATGAAATTATCAATATTGATGATGAATACAATGATATGATTGAATCTTTTGAGGATTATGAATATGTTTATACAGATAAGTATGTTGAGTATGATGTTTATAAATTCGAGCAAGACATCGCAGAAATGGCTGTTGACATCAAACATGTTTGGAGTTTTGATGATTATGAAGAATACTATGGCGACTGTTATCCTGATGAAGTAGAAAAAATTAAAACATCAATTGAAGCGGACAGTTTAAACCGCGAATTAAAAGCTGAAGAATACAGAGATTATTTAGCTGATATTAGAGAGGTTTTTGATAGCTATGCTAGAAGCTATAAAGAATAAATAAAATGGGAAGGCAAAAAAAATGGAATATAACAAAGAAAATTACAAAGGAAGAAGAATCAGGTTGTATCCAAATGATACATACATGAAAAAAGGAATTATCACAAATGTGGATGATTTAGGATTTACAATATTGATCACAGAAGCTGATGAGCGGTCAGTCTACAGAGTAGGCAATGCTTGTTTCTTCAATCATGCAACAAATCTCACATTCTTATTTCTAGATTAGCGAAGGGGGTACTAGCGTATGTGGATTAGAAGCCAGCACGGAAAGTTTTTTACAGATTGCGACTATTTCGAAGTTGAAAGATTTCATGGACAATATGGTGTGATTACTTTAAATAATAGAAGTGACATTAGTGTTGCCTTGGGTATATATTCCAGTGAAAAAAAAGCTTTAAAGGTATTAGATGAAATTCAAAAGCGAACAGAATATATATACCCTAAAGCATTCCAAATGCCACAAGATGAGGAGGTAGAAGTATGAAACTAATAGAATTACTTCCATTGATTGTATGTAATACAGTAAACATTTACGAAAAAAGAAAATATAAACCATCTAGGTTTATCTTATCAATTAATCCCAAAACGAATAAAGGATGTATTTCAGATGATTTATTAGACAGAGAAATTTATTCAATATCAGTAGCTTATGGTGGTAGATTTATCATTTACGTTTGCAATAAGAAAGACGATGAAGAATTAGTTAAAAAAGCGGCTTCAATTGGATTAATTGAAAATGTTAACAATGATAATTCAAATGAGGAGGATGATTTTTAATGAAAGAGTTTGTTCAAATATCACTAGAAACATATAATGAGTTAAAGTCTAATAACGAGAATTTAAAAAGAATGTTAAAAAAGGAACAAGCATCACATAAAGGAGATGTTGTGCGAGCCAAAGAAGAAATAAATGATTTGGTCGAAAAAATAGATCAGTATAAGCAATACATTCTAGAACGTAATTGTAAATTGGCAAACACTGTGACCTATTCACTAGAGCAATATTTGGATGTAGATTCATGGACCTATGGAATGTATTACAAAGATGAATTATTAAGCCTAGGAATCACAAAACAAGAAATGGATGAATTTATAGTAGATAAATATGAGAAATATGTAAAAGAGAAAGAAGAAGAAGATGAAGATGATGATTAAATTTTGTCCTGACTTAACTTCAAAAGAAGATGTGCCAATCACCATTGGCACAGTAACATTTACAGGACCAGTACTCCATAAATGCTTACAAAATAAATGTGTAGCGTATAAGTTTGGCAAGTGTTTAAAATACAATAACTATACGGAATATGGAGATAAATTTGAGCCAAAAGAAGTAATTGAACATAATGGATGTATGGGATGTGTATACGAAGATTTTGAAGAGTTTGAAGAACCTTGTGCATATTGTAAAGGAACATATAAATACAATACTATGGCATATTTAAAAGCAAAAGATTGTTACGTGCGTAAAGTTGATAAAAGAAAGGAATGATTTAAATGGCTAAATTAACACAAGCACAGAAAGATGCGTATATAAAAGAGTTAGAAGAAAAGCTGGAAGAAGCTGATAAAATTCAGAATGATCAGTTGAACATTCTGAATATCAATCAGAAGAAAAAAAAGAAACATAAGAAAATCACACAGAGAACAGCCCAAGCATGGTTACTAGTTGCGTTGGTGATCACTCTTCTATTGTCAATTATGAATATTTGCATGTTAAGTATGTACATGGATATGTTTGAACAAGTTGGGGGATATCAATACGAAACATTCAGAGAGAATAAAGGAGAATGAAAATGATTAAGTTAAAAAACGGTTATGAAATTGAATCAGACGGAAAAAGCTTCACGTTGTTTAAATATGTAATTCAAGAAAGAAAAGATGGGAGTATAACGGAAGCCAAGAAACAGATTTCCTTTCACTCTACATTATCAAGTGCGTTACAAGGCTATTCTAATTGCGTGATGGCAGATTTAGTTTCTAACGTATATTTAGACTTGAAACAAGTTAAAGAAGCTATTGACGATTTAAAAAGGGAGATAAGGACATATGAATAAATATCAAGAAGCAATGAACTATTTATGGAATGCATATGATGAAAATAAAATATATGGCATTGCAAGTAGAGGACATCTAGAAACATTACAGGAGTTAGTTGATAAAGCAGATTCATTTGAGTGGATTCCTGTTTCTGAAAGACTACCTGAACCACCAATGGAAAACCCAGTACTCGATTACAAACCATTAGAAGTTTATTTAGTATCAGTAAGTGATGAAGGCTATCCAATCAGAGCGTTTTGGGATGGAAAAAACTTTGGTATAGGAATGTTTAAATTGGATGTCAAAGCTTGGATGCCACTGCCAAAGCCATATAAGGAGAAAGAAAATGAAAATGACATTAGATGAAGCGATTGTTCATGCGAAAGAATTATCTGAAAATCAATCAGTGTGTGTAGACTGTAGAGAAGAACATAAGCAACTTGCAGCGTGGCTGGATGAATTGAAACAGTATAAAGAAGAAAAGCCAGAAATAAAGCAAGAAACTAATTACGAACATTACAAGGATGAAATCATAGAAAATTGTGGTTTTACTTTTGCACTAGTCGGCGGAAAGCCTCATAAATGCGCTTGTGTTAATTGTAATGATTGTGGATTCAGTACAGGACATGGATGTACCGAAAAGATTAAAGAATGGTTAAAGAAACCGCACGAAAAGCCAGCATCAGTATACAAATTAACTAAATTTGAAAAAGAATTATTACAATGCTATCCAGATATATACAGTTTTAAAGTATTTAATTCTTTAAATGGGATGAAGGAAAAAGGATATTTTAAAGGAATTGATGATAATGAAATAATTGGAGAAATTCTAGCAAATTGTGAGGTAATCAAATAATGCTTAAAGCTAGATTGTTGTGCTTAACTGATAAGTATGAAGATGATTTAATCAGTAGTACTGGTAAACACAAAGAAGATTATATCGGTCAAGTTGGTAATATTGTGCATCAGCAAAATATCTGTGTACTTGTTGGCACAAATAAATATTTATACGACATCGAATTTAATGATGGCGCAAGATTTTGTGTAGAAAGAGAACAAATTGAATTCGTGGAGGGAAAAAATGATTGATATTATTTGCGGGTTTATATATGGAAGTGGTGCAACACTTCTTATATATAGCCTAATGGTAGGAAAAAGGATTCAAGAAGAACAAGAAAAAGCTACAAAATGTATCTTCAAGTATGAAGGATACAGAAGAAGAATCAGAACGCTTGAATATCAGAAGCATGAACTAGAAAAGAAACTTGAATCAATTGAAAGAGAGGAAAAAAATGGCGAAACTTGCAAAAATGAAATACAGAACTGTTGGCGGTGATTTAAAGGTCAACACGTACACTACTACAATATCAAAAAAGATTGTGAAGGAATCTGGAATTGATCCAGAAAAAGAAATCACGGTGAAGGCAGAAAAAGGCAAAATCATTATCGAGCAAAAAAGATAAAAGAAAGGAAAAAATATGAGTGGTGGAAGTCATAACTATATAGCAGATGCGATAAACGAAGCGTTGTTTGAAGGTCGTATATGGAGTCGTTACACAAATGTTTGTGATGCAAAAAACGCTAGAATTGCAAGAAACTTGAATCCGATGCATGACAGAGAACTATCTGAACTTATGACGGATGTAATATGCTTGCTATACGGTTTGGAATGGTTCGATTCATGCGATATTGGAGAAGGAACATACAAAGAGTGCGTGGACAAATTCAAATCAAAGTGGTTTACGAGAACAGAAAAAGATAGATTGAATAGCTATCTTGAAGATTTAAAAAGCTATTATGAAGAGTTAGCGGAAGAATTAAAAGAAAATGATTAGCAGAGCAAAAAAGATAAAATAAAGGCAAAGAAAAAAGGGCATAAAGTCCCTTTTTTTTGGCAATAATTATAGTATAATAAGTTTGAGAAAGAAGGCAAAATATGGGGAAAAAAATGGTATTTTCTAATAAAACATATGACACTCTGAAGTGGGTTGCACTTGTTGGAACGAACGCATTTTCAGCGTTAATTATCACGCTCGGCAAAATCTGGGGATGGGATAATGCAGAAGCGATTGCAGGAACTATTTCGGCAGTCGGAACTTGCATTGGTGCATGCTTACAAATTAGTTCGGCGAATTATAAAAAGGTGGAATAAATGACTCCTGAAGCAAGTGTAAGCATTGCATTACTTATTTCCTTGACATCACTGGCATGTACGTTAATCAACACCTTTGCAGGTGGCAAAAAACGTCAGGAAGAACAGGCAGAGCGAGAAAAGAATCGTCAAATGGACATCGAAAAGAATTTTGTAAAAATCAACGTAAAGCTTGATGAATTCTATGATACATCAAAGAAAATGATGGCAGATAACGGCGAAAAGACTGAGCAGCTGAAAAAGGTATCAGAGCAACTAATTCTTGTTACGGAACGTGTAAATACGTTGTTTAAATACAAGGATGATCATGAGCAAAGAATAAAAGGACTAGAGGACAAAATAAAATAAAAGGAGGAATAAAGAATGTACGGTATTGATATTTCAGAACACAATGGCAATATTAATTTAGAGCCATATAAAGGACAATTTGTCATTATTAGAGTTGGATATGGTCATTTTCAATTAGACGAAAAATTTGAAAGAAACGTTAACGAGTGCAAAAGGCTAGGCATTCCGTTTGGGGTTTATCATTATTCATATGCATTGAATGAGGCAGAAGCAGAAGCAGAAGCAAGAGGAGTTCTTAATGCAATCGCAAAGTATAAGAACGATATCAGAGTTGGTGTATGGTTTGATATGGAAGACGCAGACGGTTATAAGAGAAATCACGGCTTCAAGTTCTCAAATGCAACCATTGCTCCAATCTGCTACAAGTTCTGCAAAATGATTGAAGACGCAGGATATTATGCAGGCATTTACGCTTCTAGCTCATGGCTTCAATATGTAAATGGTTTAAATGACAGATTCGACAAATGGGTGGCTAATTGGGGAATGAATGATGGAACACAGCACACAAACACTTCTCAATATGGAACAATTCAGCAATACACTTCTAAGCCATTAGACAAGAATGTAATGTATGCAGACCTTTCAAGATATTCAAGAGGTAACACAACAGAACCTGTCAGAAAGAGTAACGAGCAGATTGCAGACGAAGTAATTTCAGGAGCTTGGGGAAATGGTGAAGATCGCAAGAACAGACTTACACAGGCAGGATATGACTACAATGTGATTCAGGACATTGTGAACAAGAAGGTTGCGCCTGTTAGAAAGTCAAATGATCAGATTGCAAGCGAGGTAATTGCTGGACAGTGGGGAAATGGTCAGGACAGAGTGAACAGACTGAATGCAGCAGGATATGATGCTAATGCGATTCAGAATATCGTAAATGGCAAGATGGGTGCAACACAGGCACAGTATTACACTGTACAGAGTGGAGATACATTATCAGGCATTGCATCCAGATATGGAACAACATGGCAGAAGCTACAGGCTATGAATGGTATCAGTAATCCTAATCTAATCTATGCTGGACAGCGTATCAGAGTTAAGTAATGGCACAAGGCTATTATTCTTGTAGCAAGTGTGGGAAGATACATCCGAAAGGTTATGTATGCCATGTACAAAAGAAGCACTACAAGTACAGCTATAAAGAGTCGAGGATGAGAAGCAAGGGTGCATGGACAGAGAAGAGCAAACAGATTAGAGAGGATGCTAACTATCTATGTGAAGTATGCAAGGACAAAGGTATATATAACTACCGTAATATAGGAGTGCATCACATAGAGAAGCTGAAGGATAAGCCAGAGCTATGGTTGGATGATGATAACCTTATATGCTTATGCAAAGACTGTCACAGGTTAGCTGATGCAGGAATGGTTGATAAAGAATATCTAAAGAAGTTAGCTATGCAGAGAATCGACAGGTTGAAGTAATCCCCCGTGGTAACAGGCATTGTCTGATGTGACACCAAGATGAAACGTCCATACAACTGATCACAAAAATTATAAAATACTAAGATTTTTTGGATAAACGGCCAAAATCACGCTATAATGTGAGTATAAGCCGTTTTTTGTTTCAAAAAGAATCAAAAACTAGCTTAATGTGTTCCACGTGGAACATGAGCGGGCAATATAAGAAAGGTAGTGAATGAAAATGGGAAATGAGAAACTAAGTTTTAAAAAAATAGGTGCTTCAAGTGCTGCAAGCTGGGCATGGGGAACATCTTTAATCATGGGACAACAAATAGCTCAAGAGAAAGGTATAATCGCTTGGGTCATATGGGCTGTTTGTAATACCTTAACGCTTGCATTATTTGGATGGCTATATAACAATAAAAAAATTAGTCCAGAAACTTATAATAGAAAAGAAGTAAAAGTAATAGCATTAATAATTCAATTATTTAGCTTGTTAGTTCAGTTGAATTTTATAAATCAACAATTTTTAATTATTACAGGTAGTACAATTGCAGCATATTTGATAACAATAGCATTAGGATTTTTCTTTACTTTAATTGTTTACAAAAAAGGACTACCAACATCAGTTAAAACAGATGTATACCAATGGATCATGGCTATTGTATCAATTATAGCAGTTATATTAGTTGGAATATTTACAAAAGCCCCATTACAAGTATTTGCACCAACTAGCATGAGTGGTGTGTTATGGGGAATATGGTCTGGACTTATTTTGTTTGCTGGACCTATTGGAGATGTACAACATTGGCAAAGAGCAGAAGCAGATGAAAGTAAAAAAGGTTATTATTTAGGAGCATTTTTATTTGGACTTTATATGTTATTAATATTAGGAATGGCTTTCTTTAAATTTACACTACCAATGCATATTATTTTATTAGTAGCAGTTCTTGGAGTAACTACATCGACTATAGATAGTATTGCAGTAGCACTTCATGGAGTAGGGAATAAGAAAATAGGAACAGGACTTTCACTATTATTATGTATTGCATTTGGAGTATTTGTTAAAATGGGAATGCTTCAGTTATGGAGTTCATTTGGAGTTATTAGATTTGCATTTGCAGTTGGTATTTTGTTATTACCGTTAGCATTAAAGAAAAAAACAAGTATAGTAATTCCAGTATCAGCAATAACGTTTGGAATAATGGTATTATTTGCTACTTTAGGACAAATAACAATTAATTCAATTGTTGGAGTTATAAGTTTTATAGTAGCAACAATAATACTTGGCTATGTATCAGTAAAATCATTAGAAAGTAGGAAAATGAGATGAAATTAGAAGTAGTAAAATTAAGTGATTTAAAACCATTGGAGAAGAATGTTAGAAAACATAATGATAAACAAATTGATGAATTAATTAAAAGTGTAGAACAATTCGGACAAACTAGAGCAATGGTTATTGATGAATATAATAATATTTTAATTGGTAATGGTTTATATTTTGCTTTAGTAAAAATGAATAGAGAAGAAGTTCAATGTTATAGAAAGACAGGACTATCAGAAACTGAAAAGAAAAAATTAATTTTAAGTGATAATAAAATTTATGGCTTAGGTTCAGATGATTACGAAGAAATAAATAATTATATTCAAGAGATAACTGGAATGGGAGATTTTGAAATCGCTGGTTATGACAAGTTTATTTTGGAGCAAATGACTGCAACAGATGAACAAGTTGAAGAAGCAATAAAAAATTATGGTACTATAACAGATACTAAATTTATTCAAGAAGAACCAAAACAAGAAACAAGTTATAAAGAACCAGAAATTAAAAATGAACCAGAAATTAAAAATGAACAAGTAACAATGGTAACGGAAACAAAAGTCGGCGCTGAAAAAAATGAGAAGAAATATATTATATGTCCTTCTTGTGGGGAGATGATCTATCTTGATTAAAAAACAATACTCAAACATTGATGTCGTAACAATGGCTAAGACAAGAATAAAAAATATATTTAAAACTGCTAGTAGAATTGAATTATCAGTAAGTGGTGGTAAAGATAGCATTTGCTTAAATGATTTAATATTTAAAATGTGTCAAAGTGGAGAAATAGACAAATCAAAATTAAAAGTTGATTTTATAGATGAAGAAGCAATATTTCCATGTATAGAAAAACAAGTTAAAAGCATGAGATTACAATGGTTGAGTATTGGAGTACCTTTTAATTGGTGGTGTATTCAGGTAAAGCATTATAATTGCTTTAATCAATTAACAAATGATGAAAGTTTTATTTGTTGGGATGAAACTAAAAAAGATGTATGGATAAGACAAAAGCCAAAATTTGCAATTACAAATGATCCATTACTTGATGAAAGACATGACACCTATCAAAGTTTTATGAATAAAAAAAATAAAAATTGTGTATCAGTAATTGGCGTTAGAGCAAGTGAAAGTATTCAAAGATTAACGAATTTAGCAAATAGAAAATTACAAGAAAAAATGTTTCCTATCTATGATTGGACCGATAAAGATGTATGGATGTATATAAGAGATAATAACTTAGAATTCCCAGATGCTTATAAATTTATGTATCAAGTAGGAGTTCCAATTAACAGATTAAGAATAAGTCAATTTTTTAGTATAGATACTGCTAGAAGTTTAACTCAGATGTGCGAATTTTATCCAGAACTATTTGATAAGATTTGTAAAAGAGAGCCAAATGCTTATATGGCAATGCTTTATTATGATACTGAATTATTTAGAAGACAAAAGAAAAATAAACAAGCAAAGAAAGATGAAGAAGTTGATTATAAGAATAAATTCTTTGAGATGTTAAAAGAAGAATGGAGATTTGATAATAAACCTATGCAGAGGGTAAAAAGACTAATTAATAGAATATTAATTAAATATGGACCATTTTTAAATCAAAAACATTACAAAGAGTTATGTAATATAGTAATTGGTGGAGACCCCAAATTAAGAGCATTAAGAGCTTTAATAATGGATTTAGATATTTATGTAAATAAGGAGAGTTACATATGAAAGAAAATGAAATAAAAAAATATGAAAATAAAAATATATTAGAACCTTTAGAAAATGTTAAATTTGTTGATAGAGATTTATTAAAACCAAATAATTATAACCCAAATAAAGTATCAGAACAAAATCTTGAATTATTAGTTCAGTCTATATTAGTAAATGGTTGGACTATGCCAATAGTTATAAGACCGGATTATACAATTATAGATGGTTTTCATAGATGGACTGTATCAGGTAGAGAACCATTGAAAACATTATTAAAAAATAAAGTTCCAGTTGTTATTGTAGATCATAAAGACCATGCAGAAGATGTCTATGGTACTATCACACATAATAGAGCAAGGGGAACTCATTTATTAGAACCAATGAAAGCAATAGTAAAAGAATTATTGGATGCAGGAAAAACAACAAAAGAAATATGTAAAGAATTAGGAATGAAACCAGAAGAAGTATTTAGATTATCTGATTTCACAAGAGAAGATTTTTTAAGAATGATGATTAAGGACCAAAAGACTTATAATAAATCATATCAAGTAAAAAAATTTTAGGAGGTGATAATATGGCGAAAATGACTTTAACCGAACAAGCACAAGAAATTTTAAGAATTGCAGAAGAAAGTGGAGTACAAAGTAATTATTTTTTTATAACCACTTTCAAAAGATATCAAATGCAATTAGTTATGTTATATGAATTAGAAAAATCTATAAAAGAGGATGGAATATTAGTTGAAAAAGAATATGTTAAAGGCAGAAAAAATTTATATTCTAGTCCAGCAGTAAAAGATTATAATGCAACAACAGACAGTGCGAATAGAACAGTCGCAACTCTTATGAAGATTATTAAGAATTATAACGTAAGTGATACAACCGAGGATGCAGACCCGCTTATGAAGATCATTAATGGTGGTGAAGATGATGGCGGTGACGAGTAGTAAGGCTTACGAATATTGCAAAAAATCTATTAGAAAGAAAACCACTCCGAAGTACGTTAAGTTACAAATGAAAGCATGGATGAGGATTGCTGAAGGAAAAGACAGAAAGTATTTCATATCCGAAAAGAAAGTACAGCAGATTGAGAACATCCTGAAACTGTTGATTATGCCGAAAGGCCTCAAGGCCGGACAGTCTATGTATAAGTGCGCCACTGGTTATCAGTGGCTTATTTATATCGCAATGCTAGGCACGGTGTATCGGGAGAATCCGAAAAAACGCAGATACGAAACAGGTCTGTTGGAGATTTGCAGAAAGAATTTTAAGACGTACACGGTCGGAACGATTTTTATTATTTTGTTTTTGACAGAGCCAAAGTTCTCAAAATTCTTTTCAGTTGCACCAGATGGTTCTTTGTCGAAAGAAATCAAAGAAGCAATTTCAGATACAATCAAAAGCAGTCCGCTGATATATGAGTACAAAGGAACGAAGCGTTTCAAGCTGTTAAGGGACTACATCAAGTTTAAGCCAAACGAAAACACGTTAATTCCGTTGGCATATAGTAATAACCGTATGGACGGACGTATGCCGAATGCGTTCATCGCAGATGAGGTTGGAGCATTGCCAAATAAATATCCTGTCGATGCAATGAGGTCAGGGCAGCTTAACGTCTTTAATAAACTTGGGTTCGTAATCAGTACAAAATATCCGACAATCGACAATCCATTCGAGGATGAGGTTGCATATGCCAAAAAGATTCTTGACGGCATTGAGAAAGACGAAACAGTATTTGCACTGTTGTATGAGCCTGACAAAACGTCTGATTGGGAAACAGACGATCTTATTCTGAAACAGGCAAATCCGTCGGCACTTGAAATACCTGAAATTTGGGATGATCTTATCAAGAAGCGTGCCAGAGCCATTGCTATTGAGAACGAGCGAGAGAACTTTGTTACAAAGCACTGCAATATCATTTATCAAGGTCAGGGAACAGAAACGTTTATTGATGTTAAGGATGTTCAGGCGTGCAAGGTTGCAGATATTGATTGGAACGGCAGAGTTGTATATTTAGGTGTTGACCTTTCAGAATCAAACGATAATACATCTGTTGCCATGGTTTCTGTAGATGATGATGATAACATTCTTGCAGAAAGTTTTGCGTTTATTCCGGCAGACAGAATCACGGAGAAAACAGTCTCAGAGCGTGTAAACTATCAAGAACTATTGAAGAGTGGGAAGGTATTTGCATGCGGTGACAGAGTTATCTCATATGCGTTTGTTGAGCAATTAATCTTGAGCGTTGAAAGCCGTTATAACGTGCAAATTCAGGCGATTGGCTATGATAGGTGGAATGCATTAAGCACAGCGCAGAAATTGGCTAATGAGGGTTATAACACGGTTCAAATCAAGCAGTATTCAAGCGTGCTACATTCTCCGACAAAGAGGATGAAAGAAGCAATCCTTACGCAGAAATTCAAATACACAGAAAATAAATTGCTAGAGATAAACTTTCAGAATGCAAAATGTGCATACGATACAAACAAAAATATGTACGTGAGTAAGAAAAAGAGCAACGGAAAAGTTGATATGGTGGTATCACTTATCAATGCAATTTACCTTCTTGAGCAGGATTATTTCCTGAATGAGGGTGACTTTACATTCCAGATGATTTAATTGTAAAAAATGTGCATTTATGCTAATATATTTGCGTAAAAATGTTTCAAAAAGAAAATACTAACAAAGGGCGGTAACGAGATGGCACTATTCAGAAAAAGAATCAAGAATAAAATTAATCTTAACGATCAAAGTGTTCAGCTTGACGATGTGCTGTTATCGGCATTGCTCAACAATGAAAAGATTACGAGAGAGAAAGCATTGACTCTTCCCGCCATATCAGGTGCCGTGGATTTTATCAGCGGTTCAATTGCGTCAATGCCTGTTAAACTGTACAAGTACAAAGACGGCAAGGTTGAAGAAGTGCAGAAAGACAACCGTGTGCGAATGCTGAATGGCGATACTGGAAACACGCTTGACGGTTTCCAAACAAAAAAGGCCATGGTCGAGGATTATCTGCTTGGCAAGGGTGGATATTGTTACATCCAGAGAGACAGACAGAACAACGTAACGGCGTTGAAATATATTCAAGATATGAACGTTACTGTGTGGTCAAATTCCGACCCGATGAACCGTTTCGTACAGTTCTATGTTGGCACAAATAAAATATATCCGTGGAACATGGTAAAGCTGTTGAGAAATACCAAAGACGGAGCAAGTGGAAAGGGATTGACAGGAGAAATCTCGAAGGCCCTTGAAGTGGCATACAGCACATTAGTGTATCAGCTTGGATTAGTCAAGACAGGCGGTAACAAAAAAGGCTTCTTACAGGCAGAACGTAGAATTGGGCAAGAAGAAATCAATAAGCTGAAGGAAGCGTGGAAGCGGCTGTATACCAACAATACCGATAATGTAATGGTTTTGAATAACGGCATCAAGTTTCAGGAGTCGTCAAACAGTTCCGTTGAAATGCAGCTAAATGAGAGTAAGAAGACTTTGCAGGATGAAATAAATGGAGTATTCCATATTCACAGTGACTTCAATCTGACTTTCAAAGAAGCAATCTATCCAATTGTTAAAGCATTTGAGACAGCACTCAACAGCACGTTACTGTTAGAAAAAGAAAAGAAAAACTTCTTCTTTGAATTTGATACGAAAGAAATTGTGAAAGCAAGCATCAAAGAAAGATTCGATGCTTACAAGGTTGCAAAAGACACAGGACTTATGACTATCAATGAGTTGCGCCGCATGGAAAATCTCAATTACATTGAGGGTATGGACGTGATCAATGTTGGACTTGGAGCAGTTCTGTATGATATTGAAACCGGAACGTATTACACTCCAAACACCGGACAGGTGACAGGTGGAGATGAAGAAGAAGCGACTGATAAAGTGGAAGAAACTGAACAGGGGGCAGATGATGAATTACAAGTACCTGAAGAATCTGACGAAAAATAGTGCAGACTTTTATGTATATGGAGATATCGTTGATGAAAACGTACCGGACTGGTGGACTGGTGAAAAGTCCGAAACAGCAGTTGATACGAATGCATTCAAGACAGAGCTTGAAAGTTTGAATGGTGTGACAGATTTTAATATTTACATCAATTCAGGCGGTGGCTCAGTGTTTGCAAGCTCTGCAATGGTTAGTATGTTGAAGAGATTCAGACAGAACACAGGAGCAACGATTCATGCATATATTGATGGATTGTGTGCAAGTGCCGCAACGTATCTTGCCATGGTTGCAGACGATATAAACATTTACAAAAATTCTGTGCTGATGATCCACAAGCCAATGACGTTTGCATACGGAAATGCTAACGAGCTACAACATGATATTGATACATTAAATCTGATTGAAAGCGGAACAATGTTGCCGATGTATGAAGCAAAGGCAAAAGAAGGAATCACAGCAGAAAAGATTGCAGAGCTGGTGGAAAACGAAACGTGGTTCAGCGGCAATGCAGATGATGATATGTACATCGGAAATTATTTCAATGTAAACGCACTTGAAACAGTGAAGGATGTACAGGCATGTGCAACTGACTTGTTCAGGAATTACAAGCATGTGCCAGATAAACTGAAAAGACCAAAACAGACTAAAAAGCCTGTCGAGGATCGTGTGCTTGATTATTCAGCATACGAGAATATTATTAGTTCATTAAAGAAAGACGGAGGGGCGAAAAAATGAACGTAAAAGAACTCATCGAAAATCGAAATTCAAAAGTCGCTCAGATGGAGAGCTTGTTGACAACTGCAAAGGCAGAAAACAGATTACCGTCTGAAGATGAAAAGAATCAGTTCGCAGACCTTGAAAAGGAAGTCAAGGACATTGATGCGGCTATTGCTATGTATGACCAGATGGCCAACATGACCATGAAGAAGGTACCGAGTACACCTATTGAAATGACAGATGCAGAAAAAGATCACAAGGCATTCGAGAATGCAATTCGTGGTATTGTGAATACTGACACACCGACAATGCCGGCTGATGCAAAAACACTTATTCCGACAACTGTTTGGAATGAAATCATTTCACAGGTAATTGAAATTTCACCTGTATTCTCTATGGCAGACCGCTATAACATCACTGGCAATTTAGTATTACCAAAGTATGATGCGGAGAACAGTTCTATCGTGATGCAATATGCAGATGAAGGAACAACAGCAGAGTCTGGAAAAGTTGTTATCGGCCAGATTACACTTGGTGGATTCCTTGCGCGTTGCCTTGCTAAAATTTCAAAAAGCTTGATTAACAATTCCAACTTTGACATCGTTGGTTTTGTTGAAGCAAAAATGGCACAAGCAATCGCATTGTATTTCGAACATGAGATTTTGTTCGGTACAGAAGGCAAGGTTGATGGTTTGAAGGGCATTGCGGCAGACATGATCGTTACAACAGCCGCAGCCACAAAGATTACATCAGACGAGTTGATGGATTTACAAGACAAGGTGATTGACAACTATCAGGGTAATTCTATTTGGATTATGAACCGTGAAACTCGAAATGCAATCAGAAAGTTGAAGGATAATGAAGGCGATTACTTATTGAACCGTGATTTTACAGCAAAATGGGGATATACACTTCTAGGCAAGGATGTTTATTGTTCTGATGCTATGGACAAAATGCTTGCAGGAAAGACAACTATCTACTATGGTGACTTATCTGGTTTAGCTGTGAAAGTTTCAGAAGAAGCTAACATGCAGGTGTTGCAAGAAAGATATGCAGAAGAACATTTACTTGGAATTCTAGCTTTCGTTGAGTGGGATGCAAAAGTTGCAGACACTCAGAAGCTTGCAAAACTTGTGATGGCAGCAGGCAAATAAAAAGGGGTGAAACGTTATGGAAGTAAGCAAAGTCAGTGATATTACAGTAGATTGCGTTGCAGATTATTTGAGACTGGATGAATTAACATACAAGGAAATCAATACATTGACAATGCTTATTTCTATTGCAACCTCATATATCGAAAACTATACAGGGCTTGATAATCTGGACAAATATCCTGAGTTCGTTATCGTTGTGTTGATTTTGTGTCAAGATATGTGGGACAACCGCACGATGTATGTTGACAGCAAGGATTTGAACAACACTGTTCAGAGCATTCTTGCGATGCATAGCGTCAATCTATTGTGAGGTGTTAGACATGTTAAATGCAGGAAAGTATTCAAAGCGTATCACAATTTACAAAACGGTGATTGTGACAGACGAGGATGGTTTTCAGACAGAACAAAAGCAGGTGATACTACAGCCGTATGCATACGTGAGAACGACAAAAGGCTTTACGCTGATTGCTAACAATTCTGATTTTGAGAAAGCATACACCAACTTCACAATTCGGTTTCCAAAAACAGAGATCACAAGGGATATGCTGATTGAGTTTCACGGCAAGACATATACGATTGAGTATCTGAACAATGTTGATGAAAACAGTGTAGAATTGGAAATTCAGGCAAAGGAAGTGACTCACTGATGGCAAAAATTATTGTTGATATTGATGATAGCGTGCTGAAGGATATATCTTACATCGACAAGCAGTTTGATCACATCTTTGGTGGCATGACCAAAGCAGGGGCAGAGGTCGTTTACAAGAACGTTATTTCGGCACTTCCAGAGTCGCTGAGAAGTTCAGGCTTTAGCAGCCATGTGAAACTGTCACGTGTGTATAAAACACCTTCAGATGATGGTATCAACACAAAAGTCATGATCACTGGATATTTCATCAACAAAGATGGAAGAAAGACTCCTGCACCACTTGTTGCGAATATGTTTGAGTATGGAAGTACGAAAAAGAAATATCCAAAGCAACCGTTCTTCCGAAAGTCTTTCAAAAAGTCACAAATCATGAAAGCCATGGAAGAAGCACAGAAGAAGTTAAGCGGGGGACTGTTGGATGAATAACCTCATCGAAAAAACATTGAGTGACTTCACTGTCAACGGAAAAAAAATTCCAGTCAAGTTCTTGCGGTATAATGGCAACGAAGAAACGTACATCACGTATATGGAAACAGATGCAGAGAGTGTGTTACATGGTGATGATGAACTGCTGAACTACGTTGAATATTATGATTTTGATATTTACACAAAAAGCAATTACAAGCCGATTATTAAGGCTCTAAAGGGATTGCTTACGGGTGTTGGGTTTATGTGGGAACCTGACAGATCATCCGCAGATATGTATGAGGATGATACGAAGTACTACCACAAGACATTATGTTTTTCAATCGAAAGGAGCAACGATGGCTAAAATTGGTTTAAATAACTTCCGATATTCAAAACTTACGGAATCGGAAGAAGGTAAAGCAACTTATGATGGTGCGAAAAAGCCAGCCAAGGCTATTTCATGCAAAGTGGATATCAGTAACAATGATGCGTCTTTGTATGCAGATGATGCATTGGCTGAGAGTGATACATCTTTCCAGAAAGGTTCTGTAACAGCAGGAATCGACAATGAGGATGTGCAGATCATGGCAGACCTTCTGGGACATACGGTTTCAGAAGATGGGAAAGAGCTTGTCAGAAATGCAAACGATGTTGCACCATATGTAGGCTTCGGAAGAATCGTTACAAAGATGGTGAACGGTGCTTACAAGTACACAGTGGAATTCCTATGCAAGGTTAAGTTCTCAGAACCGTCACAAGATGATTCAACCAAGGGCGAAAGCGTATCATTCAGCACAACTGAACTTAATGGAGTTGTTGCAACATTGGCTGATGGCACATGGTCAAAGACAAAGACGTTTGATACAAAGACTGAAGCTGTCACATATCTTGAAGGACTGATGGCAAAGACTTCAGTTTAAAAGAATATTAAAGGCAGGGTTCGTCCCTGTCTTATTTTTTAGGAGGTAAACATGAAGGAAATTTCTAAAGAATTTGAATACAAAGGCAAGAATTACAAGTTAGTTTTCAATTTGAATGTGATGGAAGTTATTCAGGAGAAGTATGGAACACTTGAAAACTGGGGAAAGCTTACAGACGGCACAGAAAATGATGGTGAGCCAAATGCAAAGGCTGTTATCTTTGGTATCACGGCAATGTTGAATGAAGGAATTGACATCGAAAACGAGGAAAACGGCACAAAAGAAAAGATGCTTACACGCAAGCAGGTCGGAAGAATGATCACAGATATTGGCTTGCAATCATCTGCACAGTTGATGAATGGCGTTGTCATTGACAGCACGCAGAGTTCAGAAAAAAACGTATAATCCCCGATGAGGATGAACCAGAGCCGATAGACTTTACATGGTTCTACTTTATCGGGCGTAACAAACTTGGTTTTACATTTCATGAAGTTGGAAGATTGACACTGACAACTTTCAACCTGTTTTACAAACATTACAAGAACGATTTTGATTTTGAGCTGATGCTTGAAAAGACAGGAACAACATATGCGAATGCATATGAAAAATCACAGCATGAGGACGATTGGTTCTAAGGGGGTGAGTGCATGGCATTAGGTGGTACCATTAAGCTGAAAGGCGAGAGCGAATACAGGAGAGCGTTAAGCCAAATCACACAGAGCTTGCGTGAAGTATCTTCTGAAATGAAGGTTGTCACGAGTACATATGACAAGAACGACACAAGCACCGAAGCATTGACAGCCAAGAGTGACGTGCTGAACAAGCGCCTTGAAGAACAGAAATCGAAGCTGAAACTTGTTTCTGACCAGTACAAGGCATATCAGGATGCTGTTAAACAGTCAGCAGATGAGCATGCGCAACTCGGTGAAAAGCTCGAAAATGCAAAGGGAAAGCTTGCGAGTATTGAAGCGCAGCTTGGAAAGAACAGTCAAGAGTACAAAAATCAAGAAAAAGTTGTTAACGAGTTGCAGAAGCAGTATGACGAAAGCACCGCAGCGCAGGACAAGAACAAGAAATCACTGTCACAGCTTGCAGTGCAGATGAACAATGCTCAAGCGGACGTTAACAAGACAGCGAAAGAGATTGATAATCTTGGAAAAGAGTCTGACGGCAGTTCAAAACAGGTAAAGAATCTGTCTAACAATATGAATGATGCTGATGGCGCATCAAAAAAACTTGGTGATGGTTTCACAGTGCTCAAGGGTACAATGGCTAATCTTGCGTCACAGGCAATCAGCAAGGTTGTTGATGGTTTCAAGTCGCTTGTAAGTGGTGCTGTTGACTATCAGAAATCCATGGAGTATTACACGACATCGTTTACGGTCATGACAGGTTCAGCAGACAAGGCAAGCGAGACGGTTCAGAAACTTGCTGAAATTGGAGCAGCAACTCCATTTGATATGCCACAACTTGCAGATGCAACATCGTTGCTGATGAACTTTGGATTTAGTGCTGATGATGCGGTTGACAGTATGATGATGCTTGGCGATATCTCGCAGGGAAATGCAGACAAGCTAAATTCCATTGCAAGAGCGTATGGAAAAATGAACTCAGCGCAGAAAGTATCACTTGAAGACATCAACATGATGATTGATGCAGGATTCAACCCTCTACAGGAAATCTCAGAGAAAACAGGAGAAAGCATGCAAAGCTTGTATGACAGAATATCAAAAGGTACAATGTCGGTTGATGAGATCACAGAGTCAATGAAGCGGTCAACGTCTGAAGGTGGTAAATATTTTCAGTCAATGGATGCACAGTCTCAGACTTTGGATGGCAGACTTTCGACATTGAGTGATACGATAAATTCAAAACTTGGCGAAGCATTACAGCCTATTTTACAAAAGGCTGCTGATGAGTGGATTCCAAACATCACAAATGCAATCGACAATATGGATGTTGATTCTGTCGTTTCTGTCATTGATGATATTGTTTCTGGTGTTGGTGATTTATTCGGATTCATCATGGATAATGGCGGTACGATCATTTCACTTGTTGCTGGCATTGGTACCGCTATGTTAACGTGGAACGTTGCAAGCATGATTAACGGTGTGGTTGGGGCTGTTAAAGCATTTCAGGCTGCTAATGAAGGTGCATCTATTGCACAGGCATTGCTTAATGGTGTAATGAATGCCAATCCGATTATGCTCGTTGTAACGTTGCTTGCAGGACTTGTAGCCACAATCATCACGTTGTGGAACACAAACGAGGGATTCCGAAATGCTGTTATAAACGTGTGGAATGCATTCAAAGACACGGTCGGAAATGTAATTACATCGGTTGGTGGATTCATAGACAACCTTATATCATGGTTTCAGGCTCTTCCAGGGCGTATTGGCGCATTCCTTGGTAATGTTATAAGCAACGTACAGAACTGGGCATCTAACATGGTTTCTAGGGCTTCTGAAGCAGGTTCTAACTTTGTCAATGGTGTTGTGTCATTTATCAGTGGACTTCCGTCTGCTGTATGGAATTGGCTGTCAAGTGCATTGAATAACGCATGGAACTTCGCAGGACAGTTGGCACAAGCAGGAGCAAATGCCGCATCTGGGCTTGTAAATAACATTATCGGGACAATCAGCAGTCTTCCGAGTCGGTTGTATAACTGGGGCGTTGATATGGTTCAAGGTATCGCAAATGGAATCAGAAGTGCAATCCATCATGTAACAAGTGCAGTTAGTTCAGTTGCAGACAAAATAAAGTCGTTTCTTCATTTCTCAAGACCTGACGAAGGGCCATTGACTGAATACGAAAGTTGGATGCCTGACATGGTTGAAGGATTGAGCGATTCTTTAAGGAAGGCAAGTCCAGAGCTTATCAGCCAGACAGAAGCATTGGCGAGTGGAATGTCTGACGCATTCAATGCTAATGGTGGTGTTTCTGTAAGTGGTGGAAGAAGCTATGACTCTATGGTTGAAGCATTCAAGGATGCACTGTCACAGGTCAAAATCGAGATGGACGATGAAGAAATGGGACATTTCGTTGATAAAACTGTTACGAAATTGATATACAATTAAGGTGGTGAAAGATGTGCGAAACTATGTAATTCAAAATGGACTTGACAGCAAATATATCAGCGGATTACTGATTCAGGAATTGCCGTCAATTAGTAAGCCTTTGATGCGTACAAGCATTGAACAGATAGATGGCCGTGATGGTGACGTTATCACAAGGCTTGGCTATTCAGGCTACGATAAAAAAATGAAAATCGGTCTATTTGGAGATTATGACATTGACGAAATCATTTCGTTCTTTAATACGAGCGGAATAGTCACGTTTTCAAATGAACCAGAAAGATATTACAAATATGACATTCTTGATGCTGTCGATTATGAACGCCTTATGAGGTTCAGAACGGCTGAGATCACGTATCATGTACAACCTTTCAAGTACAGCACGATGGAAAAAATGAAGGTGTTTGACAATCCAACCGGAGCTATTACCGTTAGAAATAACGGCAATTATGTTTCCAAACCGATTATTCATATCAAGGGTTCAGGTATTATCAACCTGTCATTGAATGGCGTGCAGTTGTTCCGTATTGATTTGAGCACGACAAATTCTATCACCATAGACACAGAAAGGCTTGAGGCGTATAATGATGATGCATTGATGAACCGATACGTTGTCGGAAATTACGACAAATTTGTGTTGAAAGTTGGGTCTAATTCCGTGTTATGGGATGGACAGCTGACATATATTGCATTTGAAAATGCATCGAGGTGGATTTAATGGAAAAGACGAATCTTGAAATGATCAAGGGTGACACATTGAGTTTTGCGGTTGAGATTGAATTCGATGACAAACCGCAGGAGCTTGAAAAGGCGTTCTTCACGTGCAAAAAGAATCTTGATGATGGCGATGCCTTATTCCAGAAAACGCTTGAAGATGGTATCTCATTCAGGAAGCAGGAGCGCAACAAGATGTATTACGTGGTGCGAATCGCGCCTGAAGATACAAATGATATTGAAGCAGGACATTATTTTTACGACATGCAAATTGAACTTAACAATGATGTGTTTACTATCCTGACAGGTACATTGAAAATACGATATGGAATCACGGATTAGGGGGTGCATAAAATGGGCGAATACTTTACAAAACCTGTATGCAAAATCTTGATGTTGAAAGGTGAAAATGGCCAAAAAGGCGAAAGAGGCCCGAAAGGTGAAAATGGCCTGAATGGTAAAGATGGCCTTAACGGCGAAAAAGGGGAAGGCATTCCAACAGGGGGGACAACAGGACAGTTTTTGAAAAAGAAAAGCAACACCGATTATGAATATGAGTGGGCTGATATTACTCCAACCTCATTTATTTCAAACGATGAAATCGATGCTATCATGAAAGAGTAGGTGATGACATGGAACACATTACAATGCCGAGAGGTGACTTGCGAAATATTCATTTTACCGTTCACGATGCAAACGATGCAGAGGTAAGCCAAGGATTCACTCAAATTACTTTTACAGTAAAAGCAAATACGTTGGCTCGAAAAGTTATCATCCAGAAAAAGCTTACTGATGGAACGATAACTAAAGATGGAAATGTATATTCATTCTCAATAATGCCGGAAGATACAGACAAAATTAATTTTGGCACTTATTATTATGATATCGAGCTTATTAGAGGTGACAAGATACATCAGACGTTTGTAGGAAAACTAATTATCACGGAAGAAGTCACGTTCGCATGTGATACCGAAAAAGGGGTGTAAAGCATGGATGATTACAAGATTATCATGCTTGCGGACGATGATCATTTAACTTTGAAAATGGATACCGTTTCAGTTGTCGGGACAGACGATTATAACGAATTAGCAAATATTCCTAAAATCAACAATGTTGAAGTAAAAGGAATCAAAACGCTTGCAGATTATGATATTGAGAGCGCAAGCGAAGCAAAAAAAGAACATGAAACATTGAATAGCAAAATTGATAAACATGCAAGCAGCAGCGATATGCATGTTACACTAACAGATAGGTTGAAATGGGATAGCGGTACGACGTATACTGTTAGCGAAGGAAATCTGATTATAGGAGGAAAAAAACAATGACAGCAATTTCAGAAATCACATTACCTAATGGAGCGACTTACGACATCAAAGATGCAACAGCAAGAAATGAAATCAGTATGCTAAAGGGCTCTAATACAGGCGCTATGCATTACGCAGGAGTTACAGAAACGGCACTTGCAGATGGCTCTAGCACATCACCAATTAAGATCAATAAGGTAGATTATACGCCATCAAACGGTGACGTTGTAATTTACGGAACGCTTGAATTTGTATGGTCTACATCTGATAACAAGTGGCACGAGTTTGGTAGTACGGGCAGTCTTAAGGGACTAGCATTCAAGGATTCTGCGAGTGTATCCTATACACCGGCAGGTTCAGTTTCAGCACCAACTGTTTCGGTTGCTGTAAACACAGCGAGTGTTACGCCTATGAGTGATGTAGGCACATTGCCAAGTTTCACGGCATCGGTTGCAAATGAGACTCTAACACTTGGATTCTCAGCAGGTTCTTTGCCAACAAAAGGAACAGCAGTAGAGGTTGCCACAGGAATTAAGTCTGCTAGTGCATCCGCACCAAAATTCACAGGTGGTGCTTCAACAATTACAGTGAAATAAGGAGGGTGGCTTGAATGGCTGATATATCAAGTATCGAACTTCCAAACGGCACAACATACGTTGTCAAGGATGCTACAGCCAGAAGCCATATAGGAGATAAAAGCAATCCTCATAGAGTGACTAAAGAACAAGTTGGACTAAGCAACGTTGCAAACTATGATCAATCAAAAGCAATCAAAAGCATTACAAGGTCAGGAACAACATTTACAGCAACGGCATTGGATGGAACAACTACTACATTTACTCAGCAAGACAACAACACTACATATTCAGCAATTACTAACGAAAAGATTGATTCTATATGTGTATAGAAAGGGGAAACTGAAAAATGGCTTTTTTAGATGAAAAGGGCTTGACGTATTTTTGGGGTAAGGTTAAGGAAGTCTTTTGTAAAAAAAGTGACGTTCTCAGCTATTCTGGTATCAATTCTAGCTCGAACCTAACTGATAAAATTGCAGGAGCAAGCGCTCTGAAGGATGTGTTTACTCCAAAACTTATATGGTCAAATGCAGCACCAAGTGCAGAATTTGAAAGTCAGACTATTACTCTAAGTAGCAACTACGATGCGATACTGATTGTATACAAAACATGGAGCGGCGAAAACAATATGTCCATTAGAATGGTATTCAACAACAACACCAATGCAGAATTACTTTCTGCCGACACTCACATAGCTTACCGAAGATGCAAACTGAACGGTAATGCTCTGCTTTTTGAAAAAGGGAAACATATCCTAGACTATGGAAGTGAGCGAGTACATAATGGACTAATAGTGCCAACACATGTATATAGCTTAAGCTTAAAGAGAGGTTGACATGAGATACACAATTAATACTGATGAAAATGGTTATATTCTATCAATTGCAAATACAGAAAATGACAAAGATGAAATTGATTTAGACGCACTAGATTTAAACTTTCTAAACTGCTACAAGTATGAAAGCGGAAAAACATTCCTAGATGATACAAAAAAGCAGAAAATGATGGAAGAAGAAAAAAACAAACCATATGTTGCAACCTATGGTGAAAGACTGGATGCTATTGATTCAGCAATTGAAGCTCTTGCTGAAATGATAGGAGGAAGCGAATAATGGTCAAATGGTATTTATTACAAATTCATATGAACCGTATGACATTGGAAGAAGTGCCTAAGAGATGGCATGATGCAGTGGCAGAAGCATTGAAGAAGACAAACAGTTAACTCAAGCTGAGGTAAAAGGTTTAACAATACAGGCGCATTGAGCGCCTTTTTAGTATAATAAATATAAGCGAGGTGTAAGATGATAAAGCTATTTGGAACAACAGACAAGGATTTTTCAAGCAATGGCGATGCAGTAATTCAGCCATTCAAAGCAAAAGTCCATAAAGAGGACAACGGAAAATTCTATATTAATATTGAAACAGACATATCATATGTTGACATTTTGACAGAAAATAGAATTATCGTTGCAGATACTCCACAAGGCGCACAGGCATTTCGTATTAAGAATCCAGAAAAGACAAAAAACAAAATCACAATCAAGGCACCGCATATTTCATATGATGCAGAAAACTATGTGATTGCAGACAGTTATGTTGTTGATAAAAGTTGCAACGATGCGATGGATCATTTGAACAGCGCCACTGATAATCCTAGCCCGTTTCAGACGGTGTCTGATATTGCAGAGGTAAATTCATATAGATGTGTGAGAACATCGCTGTATGACGCTTTTAGCACGGTTCTGGAGCGTTGGGGCGGACACTTTGTGCGTGACAATTACAGGTTTGGTATCATGAGTACTATCGGACGTGACAACGGTGTGACTGTACGATACAAAAAGAATCTGAAGGAAATGACTTGCACGGCGAACTGGGATAATGTTGTTACAAAACTAATGCCAGTTGGTAAAGATGGCTTGCTTTTGGATGAGGTCTATCTTTATAGCAAGACACAGTATGATATTCCTTTTACAAAAGTGGTATCTTTCAATCAGAATGTAGATCAAGACCTATACAAGGATGCGGAAGGGCATCTTGATGAGACGGCATATAACAATGCACTTATTGATGATTTGAGAAAGCAGGGGCAGGAATATGTTGATGCTAATTGCGTGCCGAAAGTGAATTACACACTAAAAGCAAACGTAGAAAAATTGACAGACATTGGAGATACAATCGAAGTCGTTGACGAGCCGATGGGTGTGGATATTACAACACATGTTATTTCGTACGACTATGATTGCATTCTGGGGAAGTATACGGAGCTTGAGTTTGGGAACTTTCAACAAAAAGTTTCTGACCTTATGGGAACAGTAAACTCAACAATTCAGCAGAGTGTTGAGAAGAACAATTCTGCTTTACAGGTTGTGTTTTCCGATGCAATTCAACATGCTCAGGAAACAATTCTAGGCATGCTTGGCAATTCGTATGTTGTGTATGAAGGAGACAAAATTCTTGTGGTTGATGCATTACCAAAGGAAGAAGCACACCACGTTATTATGATCAACAGCGGTGGGATTGCTTTTTCAAGCACTGGCATCAATGGAGCGTTCGAGAGTGCATGGACGATTGACAATGTGCTGAATATGCAACATATTAATGTTATCAATTTAGTTGCGGATATGATTAAAGGCGGAACATTGAAGCTTGGCTCTAACCTTAACCAGAATGGACAAATTGAAGTCTACGACGAAGCAAACAATCTGATTGCAAAACTGGACAAAAACGGGCTTATTATGTATGGACTTGATGGCTCATATCTGGTTGTCAATAATTATGTAGGTTTTGCAGGATATGACCGCACGGGCGCTAAAACATTCTGGGTTTCAGGTGACGAGTTTCATCAAAAAAAATCGGTAATTGAAGAAGAGATCACGTTATGTAACAGGGCAAGGTTTATTCCGATAACTGTTAAGGATGGCGATACTGTTACAAATGACGGTATCGGTATAGTAGGAGTATGATATGGCGACATCAGGAACATTCAAAACATCAGCTTATGATGGTGCATGCTTACAATTCGATTGGTCATTAAAAAGCCAAAGCACCGTAAACAATCAGTCCGTCATTTCATGGACATTAAAAGGTGCAGGGATTAAGTCTGGCTATTGGTACATGGCAGGACCTTTCAAATGCACTGTAAACGGCACTGTTGTTTATCAATCAAACACTAGAATTAAGTTATATACAGGTACGGTTGTTGCATCTGGTGAGCTTGCAATCGGTCACGATACCAATGGTTCAAAGAGTTTCAGCGCATATGCAGAATGTGCAATTTATGTTACGAGCGTAAACTGCAAAGGTTCTGGAAGTTGGAACCTTCCCGATATTGGCAGAGCATCACAGCCAAGTTTGAACACATGGCCTAACAATTCTCCAGACTTTAATATCGGAGATACTATTGTTGTGCATATGAACCGAAAGTCAACAGTATTCACGCATACAGTGGTGTTGAAATTGGGTTCATATAGTTATACTATCGGCACTGGCGTAACGGATAACATTTCATTGGATACGGACAAGATTGCATCAAGTCTGTATGCACAAATACCAAACAGCAATTCGATGACTGGCGAAATTGTGGTAACAACGTATAGTGGCAGCACGGTTATAGGAACATCAAGCTGTGCCATTATTGCACACGTTGTAAATTCTAATCCGACACTTGATGCTTCATATGAGGATTCAAATTCGGCAACTGTTGCAATCACTGGTGATAATCAGTACATTATCAGGAATAACTCGACATTGAAAATCAGCGTAAGCAATGTGCAGGCATTAAACAGTGCCACGCTGAAAACATTGACAGCGGTTGTAAATGGTAATGCGTATACAGGCACGTTAAAAGGCTCTACAGGCGTTATAAATGTTGGTGTGGTAAATGTATCATACGACACGGAAGTGACCGTCAAAATCGTTGATTCAAGGGGAAATGTGGGCCAGAAAAAGATCACGGTTCTTGTGTATGATTGGAGCTTGCCGAGTGCGATTATCAAACTGAACCGAAAGAGCAACTATTATTCAGAAAGTGTATTAAACGTAAATGCAAACTATGCGTCAATAGGCGGAAAGAATACAGTCACAATCAGGTATCGAACAAAGAAGGTTTCTGACAGCTCATATGGAAGTTATGCAACAATCCAGAATAACACCGATACGAATTTTACTGCTGATAACGAGTACGAGTGGAACGTACAGGTTGAGGTTTCCGACAGGATAGGAAAGACAACCTACAATCTGATTCTTCCGAAGGGGATTCCGGTCGCATATGTTGACATCAAGAAATACAGCTTCGGTGTGAATTGTTTCCCGAAACACGATAAAAGCCTTGAAGTCAATGGTGTGTGTATTAGTGGTAATGTGCTTTACAACAACGCAAGTGGAACAGCAGGAACTGTCACATTGTCAGACAGTGCGGAAAATTATACTTATCTTGAAATCTTTTATAGATCGTCTGGCGATAATGCTTGTGGCAGCGTTAAGGTGTTCAGCCCGAACGGAAAACTTGTGCATTTAGGAACGATTCATTATATTGCGGATTATGACTATGCAAAGTTTGCTCTTGTAAGTGTTGCGGGGTCAATGATCACATTCAACCAGAATTATCAGATTATTCTGAAAAACAACGGTTCAACATATTCAGCAGAAAATGCAATTTTTATAACTAGAGTGGTTGGATATTAAACAAAATCATGGTATACTATGAATGCAGTGTTTTCATGTTCACTGCATTCCTTTCTCAGCCTGTCGGGGGTATTCGGCGGGCTGTTTTTTTTTTATGCAAAATTCTATACTAACTTGTCATAGCCTACAGGTCACATAATGTTAGTAAAGAAAAAAATCACCGTTTGCATTCGGTGATTGATTGATGTATATTATAGGTGGGTTTAGTTGACATTATGGCATGAAATTCTCCTAGTAAATGGCAGACAGAAATGTCTGCTTTTTACTTGAAGAAAACTTCTATTCCATCAGGTGAAACATGGACAGAATCAAGAACATTTCGCCACAGTGTGCGCTTGTTCTCACGTGTGAGGTTCTCATATATTGAGCGCCAACCGCTGCTTAAAAATTGGTTAAGATGGTCCGTGCTTTGAGGTTTGAAAGATTCAAGCCTTTTTATTTTGTCTTCCGTTTCCGCATAAAGACGTTCATAGGTACTTACAGGCATACGCTTCTTGATGAATATATAATTCAGATTATCAAGCTCTTTTCTTAATTCTTTTAATTCCTTTTCGGTTGTGTCTTTTGTTTCAGACGTGATGCTTGATATTGTGGCTATATGATCTTTAAGCAGCGTATCAAGATTAGAAAGCAAATATTTCTCCGTTGCAAGTTCCGCATAGTGCTTTTTGTGGGAGCATGTATGCACCGAGTGTGCATTGTTACATCGGTAATAATAATATCGCTTGCCACCTTTTGGATGGCTCACTCCAACAAGTTTAGAACGACATTCTGGGCATCTTAAAAGCCCAGTGAATAAATATACATGTCGTTGTATTCCTGTGCGTATATTGGCCTGTAATGCGGTCTGAACGGCATTATATGTTTCTTTCGTGATGTATGGTTCGGCATAGTTGGGGTTTCCACGGTATGAGCCGGCATAAAATTCATTCTTTAATATGTGCATATATGACATATAAGGTCTAGACAGTCCGTATTTCTGGTTGACGTATTCTACAGTGTAATGGACTGATTGATGCAGTAGAAATGATGCGAAAATGTCTTTCACGATTGGTGCCTTTGATTCATCAATTACAATGCGTTTATTTCCGTTTTCTGTGGCAATCCTGTAGCCAAAAGGAACGTTGCCAGTGATAGGTTGTCCTTGTGCAATCTTGTACTCAAATACGGCTTTAATGCGTTCAGAACCTTTTTTTAATTCATGTTCTGCAAGGTTGACTTTAAGGTTGAACATGAACAATCCGTTCGCAGTGGATGTGTTTATATCGTCCTCGCATATGGAAATCATGGCAACATTGTTCTGTTGAAGAAGTTCAAGCATTTTATTAGCTTCAAGGACGTTACGTGAAAGACGGTCAAGACGAGTAAAGGCTATTGCATCTAGATCGCGAAGGTTTGACAGCATAGCTTGAAGCTGCGGGCGTTTCATGTTGCTTGCTGAGTATCCTTCGTCAATGTAGATATGTTGCAGGGCATGACCATTGTCGTTGCACCATTGCGTTATTTCTTCAGTCTGGGCCTGTATTGAATAGCCATATTTCTTTTGTTCATCAGTGGAAACACGAGCGTATCCTGCCACTCGCAGATTTTTTCTCATAAAAATACCTCCGATTGTTTGAAAATAAAAAAAGCAGTCCATACTAGCCGATGAGAGGCGGTGAAAATATGGACGCGGAAAAAATATATTCGTTGCTGTTTAATCTTTATGCTGAACAGGAGAATCTAAAAATTGATTATGAGTTAGACAACTCTTTTTTTTCGACAGATGGTTTCAATCAGAAACATTCTTGCTGTCTAGGTACAGTTTCATTATCTTCAGATACAGCTCATCCTTCTCAGGTTCAGGAAGATCGTGAAACAGAGACTCGATGCGCAGTGTGAGGTCTGTCGCTTCATCATAGGTTGACGTATCAATTCCAAAGTAAGATATATCAATGCCGTAAACCTCACAAAAACGTTTCAGCGTTGAAAGAGTTAAGGAACGTTTTCCAGACTCAATATTTGATATGGCAGGACGAGAAAGCCCGACCATTTCAGCAAGCTCAGACTGTTTGAGATCACGTGAGTTGCGTAGTTCTTTGAGTTTCCTTCCAATCGATTTATTGTTAATCATTATTTTTACACCACCTAAAAAAGTTTATATTTCGATGATAACACACCGTAGCTATTTGAAACAATAACAAATAATCGTCTTTTGATTAAAAGTAGTTGCAATTTGATGAGTCAGTGGTATTATATGTATGCAGAAAGGGGGCACGAAATGAAAAGAGCAGAACTGAAAGCATTCAGAATATCAAAGGGATATACTCAGAAAGATGTAGCAGAAATGCTTGGAGTATCGACTAGCCATTATGCTTGTATTGAGCAAGGAACGCACAATCCTTCTACAAAGCTTGTCAAAGTGTTCTGCAATGTATTTGGTAAGGAAAATGCAAGTTTAATAATTGGGAGCTGAAAAAAATGTATAAAATCGTAGCAGAAATCGTAAAAAGCGGTAACGCAGAAGAATTAATCAAAATTATTAAACAATACGAAATTGATGTTTCAAAAAGAAAGGAAAACAAGAAAAATGATAGGATTTGAAAACATTACAAAAGAAGTAGCAGCTGATTTAATCGAGCTAGTAAATCAGTTAAGAGGACTTGAAAAGTCCGCACAGGTAAACTATTCTGTGCAAAATCGAAAAACAGGGGAATGGATGCACAAGGCATTTGATTATGTACCACTTGATAATATCTTAAACAAGATTAAAGAAAATAATAATTTTGCCTTGTTACAGCCGATTGGAGTTGATGAGAACGGCATAAACGGTGTTCGCTGTATTCTGGTACACAAGAGCGGGCATGTATTTGAAACAAACACTTATCCGTTTGCAGTAAAGGAAGGCGCAAAGCTTCAGGATGAGGGAGCAGAGATCACATACCGCAAGCGTTATTCATTAGGTGCATTCCTTGGCATGGCAACCGAAGAAGATACAGACGGAAACGATGATGAAGCAACGAACAGCACGGAGCGCAAGGCATCACCAAGACAGATTGAGGTATTGAGCAAGAATTACACAGGCGAGAATCTTGAAAAGCTGTTAAAGATGAACAAGATTGAAAAGTTGGAAGATATGCCAATGTCGAAGGCAAGCGAGTTAATCGGAAAGATTATGAAGCAGAGAAAGGAGAATAATCATGAGTAGATTCGTACAATTTGTAGTATGCCAGCACACTGGCGATAGTAAAAAATACCTGTTCTATGCACCTGCTTTTTCAGATATCAAGAAAGGTGACGAAGTTCTGGTTGATACGCAGTTCGGAGAAAGAAAGGCAACCGTGCTTGCAACTTGCATTTCATCTAGTGATGATGTGGAAAGAGCATTGTGCGTTCTTGCAGGTGCAGAAGGCAAGCAGGTAAAAAGAGTTATCGGCAAATATCTATTTGCTAAAATTAACTACAGTGGGGATTTAAAAAATGACTAATATTATTGAAAGAACAGGCTCAGACATTACGGTTTCTGAAGAAGTATGCGAGAGAATTATAAGCCTTGAAAAACAGGCGAAAGAAATCAAGAAACAGCAGGACAGCATGAAAGCTGAAATTCTTGATGCTATGCAGAAGTACGGAGTATTAAAGTTAGACAACGAATTTCTGAAGATTGCATTTATTCCAGAGCATGATGCAGAAAGGTTTGACAGCAAGAAATTCAAGGAAGAGAATCCTGATGTATACGACTTGTACGCCAAAATCTCAAAAGTGAAACCGTCCATCCGCATAACTGTTAAGTGATGGAAACATTCAGCATTAAAGGCGGTACGCTTGAATATTTTGATGAAACGCATACATATCTGTATGATGGGCTTATGTTGCCAAGTGTCTCGCAGATTCTTGGTTCAAAGTTTAGAAACGAATATGCAAGCGTGCCTCCTGCCGTGTTGAATAATGCGGCTCAAAGAGGTACGGCAGTACATAAGGCAATCGAAAACTTTAATGTTTCGGGCTATGATGATAGAAGCGAAGCAGTGCGGAATTTTAGGTTTTTGCAGAAGCAATACGGATTCGAGGTTCTGGACAGTGAGTTGCCGATTGTGATTTTCAAGGATGATATGCCGATTGCATGCGGACGGCTTGACATGACAATGCTGATGGATGGACAGACAGGGATTGCGGACATTAAAACCGTCAGTGCATTAAACAAGGAAAAGATCGCATATCAGCTGAACTTATACAGAATTGGATTGATGCAAAGCTATGGAGTTGATGCGAAATTTCTGAAGATCATACATATCAGGGATGGCATCAGGAAATTTATTGACAGCCCTGTGAACGAGGGCATGACATGGGAGTTAATCGAAAAATTTTTAGAGGAAAAAGAAAATGAGAAAAAGAGATAACAGCATTATAAAAAACGTAGATTTTACTAAACTTAATAAAATATTAAATGAAAAAGGCATTAGAAGAGCAGAACTTTCTAGAAGATGTGGTTATTATTCGTACTATGTTAAAGATCATGTATTCAAAGAAAAAAAGCTTAATTGGACAGTAGCAAATATGTTAGAAAAAGTATATGGCATTTCGCCAGAACAATATTGTTATGAAAAAGAAGAGAAAAGCACTAGCAACAATGATACTGCGAAGACAACAGCTAGTGACGATGACACTTACAAATTTATAGTTTCGATTAATGGGGAATTTTTGAAAAGGCTGGCAATGGCATCATTAAATGAACATATGAGTATTGAAGATTTTATTTTTGACTGTATTTTGAAAAGTGTAAATTAAAAATGGAGGAAAAAAATGAATAACGTTAGTTTGATAGGAAGGCTTACGAAGGATGTGCAGGAACGCAGAACGCAGAGCGGAACACCAGTTGTTTCCTTCACATTGGCAGTTGACAGGAGAAAAAAGGAAGACGGCGCAGACTTCATTCCTTGTATTGCGTGGGACAAAGCAGCCGAGACAATCGCGAAATATGTTCACAAAGGCGACTTGTTTGGCGTAACTGGATATATTCAGACAAGAAGCTACGAGAAGGACGGCAGAATGAATTATTTTACAGAAGTAGTTACGACAAGCTTTCAGTTCTTGGAGCGTAAGCGTGAAATGAGTTCTGATAGCCCTAGCGGTCAAAATAATAGCAATCTTGATTATGGTTGGGGGAATACAGGATTTGACATGAATTCGTCTGATTTGCCATTCTAAGGCGGTAATACGGCATGATAGGAAATGCAAAAGCTATCATCCAATGGTTGTTCGACCAGCAGGACGCAGAAAAGCTGTACGAGATAAAAGAGAAGAAATCGAAAAGATCACTCACAGCAAACGCTTACTACTGGTCTTTACTCAACCAGTTGGCTAGCGTTATGAGGTTTAGCAGCGAAGAAGTACATTTCATGATGCTCAAGCGGTACAGCACGTGTGAGGTTGTGTCGGTTAGGTCAGACATAAAAGTTGATGGCTATTTTCGATATTATGAAGCAATCGGGCAAAGTGATCTTGACGGAAAAGAGTTCACACATTACAAGATTTACAAAGGCAGTTCGGATATGGATTCAAAAGAGTTCTCCATC